GTAAGAAAGTTCATCTGCTGTTTGTCTAGGTTTTTGACAGCAGTTTCAATCTCCTGCGGTACAAAAAAGGATTTATTCTCCCCGTTTACAAATGCACTGATTTTTCCGTAACCCTCCGGTGCCTTACCCGTAGCGTCAAGTATCAGGTCGTTGTAGCCAGCGACCTTTTTAAGATTTATCAAAGAATTAACCGCATCATTCTTCTCCGTCAGGGCTATCACCTTACCTGCTTTTCTGACAAAAGCATCTATCGTATTTCCGACTTCCCGCTCACTGCCCTTAAAAGTCTTAATAACATCCTGTGAGGCGGTGTTGTAGCTTCCACTACCGTAGCCCTTTTCTAGGTTGTCCGCCATGTAGTTAACTATCTCAAAAGGCGAGTAAAACTGGTTCTTGGATTTAATAGCAGAGAACGACTCGTCCCCAATAACCCCCGACTGGTGGAGTTTATCGAGTAATGTGTTTCCAAAGCTTCTGATCTGTTGTGAGCTTTGCCTAAGAGTGGCTAGTCCCCCATCCCCATACTTTTGCCCCAACTGCTGAAAGCCTTTTTGTATCTCATCAGTGGATAATTGTGTCTTAAAACCCTGCCCAGCCTTTTCCTGCATCTTCTCCAGCTTCAACAAAGCATCTAAGTCATCCAGCCTGTTAGCCTCCTTTTTCAATATCGGCCCAAGCTGGGTTTTTAGGGTAGCCTCTATCTTCCCATCAACACCTGCTAACAACCTGAACCTCTTGTATGGGTTTTGCTCGGTAGTTAGTTCTTTTACTGCTGGCTTGGTGAAGTCCTCAATAGCAGAGAACCTATCCATAATCTGGCTTCTGAAGGCTTTCTTGGCTTCCGCCAGTTTCCCTGTAACGGCTTTGGGCGTTTCCGCCCCAACTGCCCGTCCTTTTTCAGAGCTGGATTTTAGTTTATCTAGCACATCAAATTGGGGCTTCTGTACTTGCGGGGTTCTATTTCCCACAATACCCATTGCATATTCAGGCGGTAGTTGCTGTGGTACGCCGGCTGTCTGGGGCATCCTCCCCGCTGGAGTAGCGTTAGCTTTATTCCAGATGTCGGTGAGTTGGGATTTGGTTTTTGTAGAGTGTCCCCAATAACCAAATTCGGTTATATCGTCGCCAGCAAATTCAACCTCGTTTGCTTTCACCTTAAAACTCCGAACAGGAACATTCTCGCTAAGCGACTCGAGCTTTGCCTTTTCTCTCGATAGAGTAACCCAGTCCCCGGTTCTTAGCTCGTTTTTGGGAGACGCTCTGTAAATAGTAATCTCTGCATTTGGTTTATTTCTTACCCGCATAAGTGCCGAAACACTCTCGTCGTACTCCCTCCCCCCAAAGTGGTACCATTCGGGGTGTTGGTAAAAGTCGGGTATTCCCATTTCGGAAACTTCTTGGGATATATTTGAGGCGGTAGCCCCAGTTTTTGTTGGTCTGTGACCCATCGCTCCCTCAAGTTTTTCTACTTGAATAGGTTGTTTTCTCACAAACTCCTCCGCACTCTTATACTTGCGGGCTTCTTGGATAAGTGGGTCAGCCTTACCCGCTTGTTTGGCTCCGGCAATACCCAACCCATACTTTTCCGCGTAAGAGTAGTCAGCATCTACCTGTCTGGCTTTGGATATTAAAGTCCTGCCAAGTTCCTTAAAATACGCCCTGTCCGTTTTACCTCTCATCTTTTTCACTGCCCTATCGATTTCACCTTTGGACAGGTAGCCGTTTGCCAGTCGTTCTATGGACTTAATCGCCCTTGATAGCGCTTCTGGACTTTTCTGCTTCGTATCCTGCAACACATCCATAGCTGTATCCAGCACGCCAACATCCTCTGGGTGTATGCTTCCAACCTTAGATTGTATCTTGTAATCCCGTAAAGATTTACCGACCACCTTGCCCGCCCCCGGAATAGCCGAGAGTCCGATTCCTAAAGCTAGCGCGCCACCATAACTTTGTGTTGGGCGCTTACCGCTTAATAAATCCGCAGCGGTGTAGGGTGCAAGCTGGGCAATCGTGTGAGGTATACTTTCAACACCCTTTCCGATAGCTGGAGCAAACTTACCTAGCTTTGTTGACTTAGCCACTGCTGGTGCAAGTTTGGCGACCTGTGGTATAGCCCCCACACCTTTAGCAATACCGCCACCCATAAGGAACTGTGGTACTAACTCCGACACTAAACCCACACCTTTCTCCACGGTAGTTGTAGGCTGACGCATGGGTTGAGCGTAGATTTTGGATGTTGGATTTATCAGACCAAAGGATGCACCTTTAGCCACACCACCAGCCGTAACCTCACTCAAATTGCGCCATGTTTTTAAGGCATTAGAAATGCCTGTATTTACACCGCTTGGCAAAGGAGAATACACCGGCTGCAAAGGTTGAGTTAGCTTTTTTCTAACCTCCACCTTTGCACCAGACAATAAATCCTCTGCTTTTTTTCGTGCATTAGTCAATATCCCCATGCGTTAGCTCCTTATTCCTCATACAACTTATCATCGTTTGCTTGTATGGTTGACAGGTACCTCTTCCAATCTACATCTCTGGAATCCTTACCCACCTGACCCAATATATCCGCGATTGTAGTGCCACCAAGTTTATTTCCTGTTACTGACGCAACTCCGCTGGCTATGTTGGTAGCCTGTGGAAGCGTAACCTGAAACTGCTTCACGCTGTCCGCAGCCGCCGCCTTCAGAGTATCCTCTCTAGCCACCGCCCATTGGTCAATCACTTGCTGTGCCTGCTGTGCGGCCGACCTGATGTTAGCAACATTTTGCTGGAAGTTAGCCAAGGCCGTCATGTTCTGACTTGCCTTCCAGTTCTGTGCTTGATTCCTGTTGGCGTTGATCGTTGCAACTTGATCTCTAACATCTTTTCTAGCCTGCTCAATTGCAAGGTTCATGTTTTTCTGCAAGTCAGTTTTCTTCTGATTGTAGAAATTCTTTACCCTACCAAGCTCTGACTTAATTCCAGATATAGTCGTCGCTAAGGCTGTTCTAGCGTCACCCATAGTCTGTGCTGTTGACCTACCCAGCAACTCTCCATAGGCTTCTGCCGCCGACCCACCGAATCTTGAAGCACCGCTTTGCAACTCGTTGTAGGTTCTTCTGGCTTGATTTAACACCCCACCTGTTGCCTGTTCTGCTGACGCCTGCTGTCCTGCAAGGTTGGCTTCTGCTGACGACTGGTCGTAGCCTAGTTGTGCGCTTGTATCGCCATAACTACCTGTAATTTGCTGTTCCGTTAAAGGTAGCTGTGCGTTTAACGCGCCTTCCTGCGTATTTAATTGACCCGTGATGTCGTTGTACTCCGAGTCAATCTGTGCCTGAAAAGCCTGCCTCTGTGCTTCTGCGGCTTTTTCCTGATCCTGTCTGGCTTTGTCGACACCTCTTTTCTGCTTGTCGCTGGAGCCTCCCCCGCTGTCAGTCTTTTTCTTATCAGTTGGGGCAGGTGTAACCGGAGGCGGGGTTTGCTGGATTGGTCCTTGCAAAGCACCACTTGTTGCCGCCCCCAGAACATCAGCGTCCTTGTCACTCATCAACAACTTTGGAGTGCTTTCATAAGCCTTCTTTGTCGGGTAATAAGCTCCCGCCGTGTAAGTTGAACCGCCCTTGCCCTTTAGAATCCCGAAGTCGGGCAAATTTACTCCAAATACATTCCAATTTCCTGCTACTGGCATATCTATTCACCTCCTTGGTTAATTTTTAACCTAAATTTGTTAATAAATTTATACACACTAGCTCCTCCAGCTACTTGGGGTAGAACCCCTGCTTTGAGGCTTGGCGTTCATCCTTACGCCTAAAAGCTCGTAATTGTCATTTGACCCCGTGGTTCTAATATCTAGCTGGATACTTCTTGCGGTCTTGTTAAGCAATACCCATTTAACCAAATCGTTAATGTTGGACTTAGTGCCATGTTCTTCTGAATCGCCCCACTGCGTATCGCCCCATAAAGATGCACCCCAGCCAGAGTTGGAGCTAGTAGTTGATACACTAAAACTCTTTACCGCAGAAGTAGCCCCGTTTCTATCCTCAATCTGTATCTGCACATCCACAGAACCCTGTACATTTCTAAAATTCACGAACAAGTCTTTAATAGTTTTGAAAACCGACCAATCACCAAAATTTTCCTTTCTGGTTCTTAGAATCGTGTTAAAAGCTGTACCTTTGTCGTTGGTGTAACCAGTAGCAAACTCTGACACATAGGCATCGCCACTATCACCAGCCAGCCACTTCTGATTACCATTGGAATCGTAATATACATGCCAAGTACGAATACCGAAGGTTGTGATCCACGGACCAGTCCACGCAAGTCTTTCCCTATCGTAAATTATGGTCTTTTTAACCGATGGAAACGACAACAAATACCGTTTATCTATGTATTCTGCACTGGCGTTTTGCAAATCGGAGTAGCTTAAATTATCAAAAAACGGTCTAACCCGTGCGCTCACCTCGTTAGTTCTTAAAACATTTAGGATGTTGGGTTCGTAGCCTAGTACATAAACACCCTTTCTAGTAAGGAAAAAAACATCGTTTTCCACGGGGACTATCGTCTTATTGGATACCGCACCATGCGAGTTTGTTATACATTGGACTGTTGGGTTCGCTATCGTCCAATTTCCGATTGTGGTCGTACCGATAGTCAGCTCCCAGATAGATTTTTCCTTAAAAACAATAACTTTGTTCTGGTATTCGGTAAGACCTGTAATATCATCCCCAGAGTCGATGTCGATATCAACATAGCCTCCGCCCTGCGACCAGTGAAACCTTTCCGAGTTTTGAAGTTTTCCTGAAAACATCACCCTAGACTTTTTGGTGCTGATGTTTCCAAGAATTAGCCTGTTATCCTGTTTAATAATATACTTTGAGATTGGTCCTCCTGTGGAATCGGCTGTGGCTGGCTCTGACAATATCGCAGGCTCGTTAGTACCATCATCATCCCAAGCTAAAGATGTGCTGTTAATCCTAGAAAGGAAAGTTTCATTTCCGGCGTCTCTGCCGTAGATAACATAACCTTTAACCCCGCTTGATGGGCTCGATGTCGTCCAGCTTACCCTCACCGTAGTGGTTGTAAGGTCTTGTGGTAACTCATCTAATGTTACTGCTGTTGATGCAAGTGTTTCCCCAACATCGTTTTCTGCTGATACCCGCCATGAATAAGTGAAAGTTCCCGAAGCCCCTGATAGATTTGTGGCTTTAAGTCCAGAAGGAACACTCAGGGTAGCAAAAGAGCTAATTGTTGTGCCATCATATTTCTTAAAGGTATCAACCCCGTTAGTGATGTAGATTTTATCGTTAAGCTGAACCATGCACGCGTCGTAACCCGATGCCCACGAAGCGCCGGTGAGTATTGAATAACTAGCGCCAGACTTCTTGGTTAGCAGTCCACTATCGGTGAGTGCTAATAGTTCATTCGTCCCATCAGTCTTATAGTAGCCTTTAACGCCCCGCACACTGCCTGACGGACCAGCTAAGTGGTAGTTCGCACTTCCCCACCTTCTAGTAGGCACGCCCGAACCCACCAGCATGATGTTGTCGGCTTGTGCCAATTCATCTTTGCGAAGTTCTGTTTCGCGCAACAGGGAATTTAGACCCCTTCTAAAGGTGTCCCAATCAACCTCTACATCTCTTGACGGTCTATACACCGGTGCTTTAGCGGTAGGTAGTGGCATCAATCCCTCCCAATGCGAAACCCATACTTACTCTCCTCGGTAGTCTGAATCCTATCGTCGTAGGAATGACCCTTAGTGACTTCGAATTCAAGCATTCTTTGAAGTATCTTCTCTGCTTCCGCCTTAGCTTGTGGGAATCTGCCGTCATCTCTAGCTTCCCAAAGATAAGCAACAGACCTTTGCACCAAGTAGCTTGGATCAGGACACATGCTCACATCCGCAGGACTAGCTAGCGTTCCGGCATTTGCCCAATAGGAATAGCTAATAGACGCACCAGAACCATGACTTGCGGGGTTGACCACCATCGTGTAAGCACCGGGGTAGCCCAAGATGTAGAAATACTTATCGGAATCCCCATACTGTGTCCGCTTTTGCGGGTCAATTTGTGGGTACTCGCAGGTGTCTATCCCGTCGGCTATATTCAGATAACCATCAAGCCTCCTAAAGTCAGACGGCAAGCTAACACTAGCAAGCCCTGTTGACTGACTGGTCAGGGTGTTCACTTCCTTGTATAGGGAAGGCCATGCGTACGCCTCCTGCCACTCCTGTTGCGACATGTTTAGGTACTTGAGATATAGATTCCAATCGTCGCCCGCATCAGTGGGTGCGTCGGGATCTTGAGCTACAACCGCATTTATTCTTTTTTCTAATTCAGTTACATTTACAGACATTTTTACCTTTCAAATTTGGGGCAGAGATATCTCACTGCCCCAAACTGTTAAGCTACTGCTCGATACACGGGAATCCACCCGTAAGCATCGCCGACTTTTACTCTGACTGCATAGTCCAGAGTCGCACATGCTGAAGCTGTGGAAACCACACCACCCACTGCTGAAGAAACTGACCCAAAGTCAAATATGGGTCCTGAAGCCGTAGAGAGACGGCTAAGTTTCAACAAAGCAACTGTTGCTGAACCGCAAACACTATGATCTAAAACTAACGGAATAGACTCCGTTACACCGCTCCTAAGATGCGCAGCTACGCCCGCCCCACTAACTACATAAACCGAAGTAGTGGGACAAGATACTGCCGAGAGTAATACACCGGTACCTCCCGCATTTTGTAGCCTCAACGCATTCCCGCTAGATACATTCTCTAGTGTAAGTGTGGGGCTACTATCGTCCCCGATTATGTTTCTACCTTCTTCTGCCGTTAAGTTAATTACATCTGCCATTTTTAGTCACCTCCTGTTATCGTAAATTTATGAATACTTACCAACTTGTTCCAAATTTGCATCTGCCGCTAACCAAGCAATTCCAATGTAACTTGGTACTGTCTTGATTTCGTTACCGTTTATGCGGTATTCGTAACCATCCTGCCCAACAAAAGTGCTACTGTAAGCACCTGTAGTTCCTGTCAATTTACCAATCGTATCCTTAGTGCCTTTCAGCACCTGAATCTGCATAGTTGTTAGACCCGCCACAAGTTCTCCTTTCTACGGCAACAAAAAAGCCCGATACCTAAACTCCGCGTGGAAGTTCAAATATCGGGCTAGAAGTTATACTTCTTATGCCGTCTTAAAATATATTATACACGCACTTACGAATAAGACAAGCTGGCTCTGTTATCCCAAACATTTGTAAATGTTGCTACACCGTTGGCGTAATTTATAGACGCCCCCGTTGCGGTGTTAATAGACTTTATCATCCAGCCCGCCGCCGTGTTAGCCGTCCCCACCAAAGCCTTACCAATATAGACGGTATTGGCTGTACTAGTTGTATCGACCTCGGTAGCGTAGATATCCCCACTTACCACCCTCTTAGCCGCCGCACCGCTTGTAGACCCACCCACATGCGTGTGTTCCTCTTGATCCATTAGGGGTTGGGTATTACCCTTGTGTTGTAGACCCATGTTTTATCAACTCCTTTTCTTTTTTGACCCGCTTTAGGTCGGAAAATAGCCTTGACTGCTCCTCTGAAAGTCTGACATAAGCATACAACTTTTTTAGTGCGGTTTCACCTATCTCCTGAAACCCCATAGACTTTTTGAGTTCCTGTACCTGATACAGCATATCAACAATATCCTTGCTCTTTGTCTTGTACTGCGCCCATTCCAGCAGGTATTTAAGTTTTTCTTTGTTATCCACAATCTTGTCGTTTTCCAAACCGATCTGGGTAGCAAGTCTGTTGACATCAGGAATATAGCGGATATCCTCTTCCCCGCCAACAGTTACAGGGCGTAACTCCGCCCGTTTTGCTTCGTTTTCTATTCCCTGTTGTTCTTCGGCTATCATTTTAGATACTCCAGTATCGGCCATTTGCCCTCCAGTTTTAATTGATCTCTCCTATCAGTATATGATTTTCCCAGTAGATTTTTCCTATCCCAATCGGGAACTCTACCATGAACCAATGAGTATGATCTTATATCCTGATTAAGTTTAAAATCGTATCCTCCAAAGTCATTTATCCTATTGTTCACCGAGTAACCGTCCATACCAAAACCTAAAAAGTCTAAAGCCTCGTCAAAGCCACCCACATCGTACAACGCCTGCTTCGGCGCAGAGCAGAGATTCCACTCAATATCGTTGAAATAGCACGGGTAGTATGTCCCCTGATCTGCTCTCTCTCTTGGATCTTTCCAAACCACACCCTTTCTTTCAGGATAAACTTGTTCATATTTGTTGCCCACAGCAGAAACTAAAACTTTTGGTTCTAGTT